TGAAGTACCTTAGAAAATAACAGTAAAATCTGTGAAGTAAATTTAGGCATAGTCAAGGGATTTAGGTGGCTTTACTGAAGTAATAGAACCTACAGCCTTAGAAGGTATCTTAGAAAAGTCTGATATACTATGTTTACTTAATCACAATGAGGATAGAGGTATATTAGCTAGGTCTAAATATGGTACTGGAAGCCTAGAATTAACTATAGATGATACTGGACTTAAATACAGGTTTGAAGCACCTAACACTGCTTTAGGTGATGAACTGTTAGAAGGTCTTAGAAGGGGTGATATTAGTACTTCTTCATTTGCCTTTACTATCGGTAAAGATACTTGGACTAAGAAGGAAGATGGTAGTTATTTAAGAACTATCAATAGCTTCAAAGAATTATTCGATGTATCACCTGTATATAAGGAAGCATATCCAGATACATCTGTAGCATTAAGAAAGATGCAGGATTTAGAGAGCGAGGATTTAAAAGATTACTTCGCTAGACTTAGGAGTAAATTAAACTAATGAACACCTTAGAACTACTGGACAAGAAGGAACTGCTTAAAAAGAGAGCAGAGGAAATTATATCTGGTGCTGAGAAGGAAGTAAGAAAGCTAAATGCAGGAGAGCAGGTAGAATTTGATACACTTACTAAGGAAGTAGCAGATATAGATATTCAGATTAGAAAGATAGAGGAAGATAACCTTAAACAAACAACACATACAACTAATACTATGAAGGAAAAGTTTTCACTTTTAAAGGCTATCAATGATGTAGCCAATAACAGACAATTAGATGAGAGGGCACAAGAGGTAGTAGGTGCTGGTATAGCAGAAATGCGTAAGGCAGGACAATCCTATAGCGGTCAAATTGTATTACCTATTGAGGAAAGAGCCGATATTCAAGCCACTGTAGCTACAGCTGGACAGGAAAATGTTGCAGAGGATAAATTAGGTATTTTAGAGCCATTGAGAGCTAGTCTAGTATTGGCACAAGCTGGTGCTTCTTATATGACTGGTTTAGTAGGCAATGTATCTATTCCTGTTTATTCTGGATCTAATGTAGGTTGGGCTGGTGAAGTGACTGCTGCTTCTGATGGTGCGGGTACATTCAGTGAAGTAAACCTAGAGCCTAAAAGACTGACTGCATATATCGACGTATCTAAGCAGTTCTTAATTCAAGATTCTAACAGTGCAGAAGAAATGTTGAAACGTGATATTGTATCAGCTATTTCTAATAAGTTGGAAGCTACTATTTTGGGTAAAGAAGCTGGTTCAGCTACACAACCTGCTGGTTTGCTTAATGGTGTAACTGCTGATACTGCTGCTGTTACTTATACAGACTTTGTAAATATGGAAGCTACATTAGGAGAGAAGAATGTAAGAGGTGATATTAAGTTTATTGTTTCACCTTCTGCAAAGGCTGTATTAAAGTCCACCGCAAAGAATCAAAATTCTTTCATTATGGAAGGTAATGAGGTAAACGGCTATCCTGTTCTTTGTACTTCTGCTGTAGCAGGTAAAGGTATTGTTTACGGTAATTTCGCTGATTTGGTTATCGGTCAATGGGGTGGCATTAACCAGTTAAACCAGTGCCATATAGAAGTAATTTTATATGCTGCTTAAAGCAGTAACACCCTATAATTCACATCTCTAATTGCTGGAAACTCCTTAGAGCCTATCAAACTACAAAGTAATACCTTAAAGGGTACAAACTTGAATGTTTGAAAATTGATAGGATTGGACAATCAGCAGCCAAGACCGAAAGGTAAGGTTCAACGACTAGTAAGACCTGCAAAACAGGCATAGGATTCAAGTGAATCCGAAACGGGATGCTCCTACTTAATTGGTAGGATGAAGATATAGTCTAATCTCTTTAGGAAACTTTAGAGCGTTAAATAATTCATCATAACATTGGTGGATAACTACCACCCTGTATTTACAAACACAAAATCTAATACAACTATGGAAAATACAGGAATTTACAGGTGGGCTTCACCTAGTGGTAAGTCTTATATAGGTCAAGCGTTAGACCTTAATAGAAGAAAGAAAGAGTTTACAACCAATCCATTTAATTATTCTTATACAAGCAATGATTCAGCTATAGATAGAGCCAGAAAGAAATATCCAGACTTTACTAAATGGGATTATGATATACTGGCTTATGCTGATACTAAAGAGGAATTAAATGATTTAGAAATACAAATGATAGCTTTATATAACACTACTAATAGTAAGCTAGGATATAATTCTACTAAGGGTGGTGATGGAAGTAGTGGAACTTCTTGGGGAAGTGAAGCACAAATAGAAGCACTGAAACACAGAAGGAGTTATAAAGGTGAAGCTAATCCCAATTATGGTAAGCATCATACAGAAGAAGCTAAAGACAAAATTAGAAAAGCTAGAACAGGTAGTAAACAATCAGAAGAAACCATTAGGAAGAAAAGTAAACCTGTAAACCAATATACTTTAGATGGAGAATTTATTAAGACTTGGATTGGAGCTAGTGAAGCTATGAAAGTTCTAGGTATTGATAAATCTTCTATAAGTAGAGTTTGTAAAGGTACTAAGAAATCCGCTGGAGGATTTAAATGGAGTTATTTAACGGATAGCAGTAACGAAGCTATTTAATATAAATGTGATTTAACAGTAGACCCATATACACAGGCTGCTAACGGTAAAGTAAGACTTGTTATCAATGCTTACTTTGATGCCAAGCCTAGAAGAGCAGAAGCATTTGTTAAGAAGGTTCTTAAAGCCTAATTATAGTCTATTTAATAAGTAGTAAGCTATGTATATAACTTTAGAACAAGCTAAGAAGCACCTGCTAGTAGATGAGGATTTTAGGGCAGATGATATGTACATTCTGGACTTAATAGCTGTAGCAGAGGATTCAGTATCTAAACATTTAGACATAGCTTTAGATGAATTAGAAGTGGGTGGTACTTTACCACCTGCTATAATTCACGCTATGTTACTAATGATAGGTAATCTTTATGCAAATAGAGAACCTGTTAGTTATGGCACAGTAGTTAAGATCCCCTATAGTTATGAATATCTGATAGGACTTTACCGTAAATACACAATTAAATGAGAGCAGGAACATTACATTATCCTATCACCATACAAGAACCTGTAGCTATTAAAGATGGCTATGGTGCTAATTCTATTGATTGGAGAGATGTTATTAGCACTAGGTCTAATGTTACTTATAACAGTGGTAATAGACAGAATCAGAATAATGAAATAGTTCATTCTTATACTGTAACCTTTACTGTTAGATATTATCATAAGGTAAATGAGAATATGAGAATCCTTTGGAATGGAAAGAAATACAGGATTCTTAGCATAAATCCAGAATTATATAAGCAATCAACCACTATAGTAACTGAATTGATAAATGAATAATATAGAAGTAGATGCCAGACAGGTTACTTCTATGTTTGCAGATTTAACTAGTAGACAGCAAAGGCAGGTCTATAGAAGTGCTTTAAGAAAGGGTGCTGGTATCTTAGTCGGTGAAACTAAAAGACAGCTAAGGCAGACTTTAGGCAGGGCAGCTTCCAGTAGAAACTGGTGGAATGGTAAGACCTTAATAAGTGGAATCAAAGCTAATGCTGATAGAAACGGAGAAAAAGCTAAGGTACATATTATGGGGGACTTTAGATTAAAGTTCTTTGAAATGGGTACTAGAGTTAGAAGAACCACTGGTAGTAATACTGCATCTGTTAGAGGTCGGAATCCTATTAGAAGGCAGAGAGCAGCAGCCAATAGAGGTAGTATTAATGCAGCACATTTCTTTAGAACAGCTAAAGCCAATAAGGAAAGGGAAATCTTTGATAATATGGATAACCTTATAAGCCAGTCAATTCAGAGAATAGCTAATAGGAACAGACGATGAGTTTACAAGTAGGTAAAGCTATCTATAATATCCTTAGTAATGATGCAAAGGTTATAGATAGTGTAGGACATAAAATTTACCCTTTAATAGCTGATACAGGTACTACATTTCCATTCATTGTTTACAGAAGAACAAGCATAGAACCATCTGATAGTAAGGATAGGTTTATATATAGTGAAGATACTTATGTGGAAGTGGTTATAGCTTCTGATAAGTACAATGAATCTATAGAAATAGCTGACTTGGTTAAAGATGCCTTACAAGGTAAGAAGGGTAACTATTCTGGTATTAACATATATGATATTAGAATGACAAATGCAGATGAGGATTATATAGAAGATACATTCATTCAGAACCTTACATTCAACATAAAGACAAATGGCAGGACAAGTAATTAACGGTGGTGACTTAATGCTATTTATTGATGATAAATCTATAGCATTTGCCACTAGCCACAAACTAAGTATAAATGTAGAAACAGTGGAAACCACTTCTAAAGATAGCGGTGGTAAATGGGTAGCTAAGGCTGCTAGAAAGATTAGCTGGAACTGTAGTACTGAAAACCTTTATTCTAATGATGGTGAAGGTATTACTTTTGATATGTTATTTGACAAGCTAACAGCCAGAACACCTATTGAAGCTGTATTCTGTTTAGAGAAAGATTATTCAACAAAGAAGGATGAAGTACCAGAAGGGGGATGGTTGCCAGCCACTACTGGAACTTATTCGGGTAATGTTATTATTACAGCACTTGAGGCCAATGCACCTAATGGAGATAATGCAACATTTACAGCTTCATTTGAAGGTGTTGGAGCACTTACAAAGACAGCATAATTATAAGCCTTTATATCTCTAGGTTATGGAGGTGTAAAGGCTTTCTTATTTTAAATACTTATTGATATGACTATTAAAGGACAAGACTACAAACTGAAATATACTCTTAGAGCCTTATTCATCTATGAACAAATTACTGGTAAGGCTTTTGAGTTAAAGACTATCACAGATGAATATCTATTCTTCTACTGTATCTTAATGGCTAATAATCCAGACAGTTCACTAACCTTTGAAGAACTGATAGAAGCCGTAGATGAAGATATGGGAATTATGGTAGAGTTCCATAACTTCTTAAAGAAGGAACTGGAGAAGCAACAGCTATTCATTACTAATAATACGGACGCTAAAAAAAAGTCCTAACCACTAAAGAGATATATTTCATCTTAGTAATAGAAGGTGGACTAGACCCAGAATATGTACTAGATAAGATGCAGATGTATGAGTTAGAACCACTGATTAGCAATTTACATAAGAAGGACAGATATAGCTGGGAACAGGCCAGAATGGTAGCTTATGTTATAGCGCAATGTAACAGTACTAAGAAGTTAAAGCCTACTGATATAATACAGTTTACTTGGGATGAAGAAAGTTCTACTAATGATACATCTATTAGTAATGAAGATATTAAGAGATTACGAGAGAAAGCTAAACAATATACAACACATAAATAAATATGGCTGATTTAGTGACTAGACTACTTCTTAATAGTAGTCAATTCGATAATAATATAAGGCAGTCCACACAACAAGTACAGCAGTTCCAACAGGTAGGCAGGAATATCACAGCTACCATAGGTAGGTTTGCAGGTGTATTAGGTGTAGCTTATGGAGCAACGGAACTATTACAAAAAGGACTTAACAGTAATGCCGCCTTACAAGATAAATATAACTCTTTAATGCGTACTGGTTCTACTGTTACAGAGCAATTCTTTTCATCTATCTATTCTGGAGATTGGACAGTATTTAATAATGGAATATTAAACGCTATTAAGAATGCAAAAGACTATGTAGATACTTATAGAAAGCTACAAAAGACCTTGCAAGTTAATAGTATTAGATATGAGCAAACAGATGCTAAAAAGAACCAACTGGAATCTATTATAGAAGATGATTCTTTAGCTCCAGAGGTTAGAAAGAAGGCACAGCAGGAATTAGATAAACTCCTTATAATGGGTATTGCCGACATTAGAGAGATGACAGATACAGTTACCAAAGGATTAGAAAAGATGATAACTAAAACTGTTGGAGAGGGTAAGTATATGAATACTGGTAACGCTCAAAAGCTAGTTCTAGATGTATATGATGAGAATAGTGATGTAAGAAAAGAACTAGAGAAATACAGGGCTGCTAGGGATGCTGCTAACACTGGACAATCACTATACCAAATGACAGGTAAAGGTAGTTATCAAGACTGGAGCAACCAAGTAAAGCAATATAATACATATACCAAAGAAGCCAGAGAAAGAAATGACGAGCTAATAAGATTGGCAGATTCCTTGAATGAAGAAGTATTTAATTCCTTTACAGACCTATTCGACAAATTGAATGATTTGAATGATAAGGCTGGTACTTGGGAGAAAGATAGAGCTGGTGCGAGGGATGAAATAGCTGGAATTAAAACTAGTACTTCTGTAAAAACAAGTGAAGTTATTCCTGTTGGTACTATAGTAGAGTTACAGAAGAAAATTGGAGGCCTTAGAAAGAGTTATGAAAGTGCGGCGAATGAAGGTTCCAAAGTTGGATTTATGAAGGCTATTAATGAAGCCGAAACACAATTAAAGATGATGCAATTAAGGGCTACAGGAACACCTTTATTAGTCGGTGGAGATATTAGTAAGCCTGTTGGAAAAAATGTAACAGACGATTTAAAATCTGGCTCTATTCAAATCAAACCAGTATCTACTGATGCTATTGAACTGAATAATGATTATGCTAATTCTCTATCAAATATTGCTACTGTAATGGGTTCTATTACCAATATAACAAATGAAGGTGCTGGAGCTTGGTTAAGCTATGGAGCAAACATAGTTAATTCTGTTGCTGCTGCTATACCTGCTCTTACTTCACTAACTACAGCTTTAACAGCTAAGGCTGCTGCTGAAAGTGCTGGTAGTGCTGCTGCTGTGCCTGTTGTTGGTTGGATTAATGCTATTGCTGCTATTACAGCTATTACTGCTGCTATGGCTTCTATACCTAAGTTTGCTAATGGCGGTATTATTGCTGGTAATAGTACTATTGGTGATTACAATATAGCTAGAGTAAATAGCGGTGAAATGATTCTCAATAACAGGCAGCAGAAGAATCTGTTTAACCTTTTAGATGGTAAAGGTGGGACTTCCGTTAATGCTGGTGGAGAGGTTAAATTAAGAATCGAAGGCAGGGATTTGGTAGGCGTTCTTAATTCTCAAACAAGTAAGACAAGTAAATACAAGTAATATGTACAACCTTATATATACAGTGCCATTTACTAATGTGGATGGAGAAGCCTTAACTATACAAATACTGGAAGATGGTGGTACTGGTTCACCTGTAGAACTTACGGGAGGTACACCACCGTTTATAGTAGACGTAAACGATGAAGATTTTTTATATACACCTACTAGATTTAGTGGAGCTACTTTAAAGTTAGTTGGAAGTGATTACTTACAGAAACTATTCAGTACGCAATACCAGAGATTTAAAGTTAATTTGGTAAGGACTGGTTCTGTTATCTGGACTGGCTTCATAACACCAGAACTATATTCACAGGACTATGATAACAGCCTGTTTGAACTGGACATAGAATGTATATCAGCCCTATCTACTTTAGAGTACATAGACTTCAAACAAGAAGGAGCTACTATTCCCTTACTTGGTATTATTAAAAAGTGTATCACAGAAAGTAAAGGAGATTTTAGGGCTGTTTACATACCAAACGCCTATACTTCTTCTTTAGATGGTATAACTGTAAGTACAGCTAATTTCATTGATGAAGATGGTAAAGCTATGACTTTAAAAGAATGTTTAGAAGAGACCTGCAAGTTCCTTAACTGGACTGTGACGGAATATGATGGTTGTGTTTACTTTATTGATATGGACTATGTAAAGGCTGGTAAAACCAGTTATACCAATATACTTACCAGTACAACTACTACCCTATCTTCTACTATTAATTTAAGGGATATACCATCTAAAGGGAACAACAACCAATTATCCATATTAGGAGGATATAATAGGGCTGTGGTGATAGACAGTGACTATGAGGCCGATAAAGACAGTCTCTATCCAGAATCTAATTTTAGATGGCAAGTTCCTATGTACAGTAAATCCAAGGAGTTCAATAGCAAAACATATATAAAGAACTTTGCGGAATCAGAAACATTCGAGCCTGTTTTCTATGCTGGTAACAGCACATCTTTCACTAAGATAGACGATGGGTTTAGCTTGGATAAGCAGAAACAAAGGGCAGGGACTTTCTTAACACAGGTAGCCAGCTATGATACAGGTAACAAACCAGTTAAACTGAACTATGAGGACTTGTTTGAGATAAAGCAATATGATGATTATGGGACTGTTAAATATTTATGGCAGACAGGTGATCTGGAGTTCCCTGTTATAAGGACTAAAGCGGCATCACCTACCATAGTATTTGATACAGATACCAAGCTGTGTATAGACTTCAAGTTGATGATACAAGTTACAGATGATTGGGGATTACCTATAGAGGGTGACAGTATGAAAGGAGGTAGTGACTGGAACAATGATTTTATCTATATACCTGCCAAGCTCAGAATAGGTGATTATTACTATAATGGGACAAGCTGGACTGCCAACAGTGATAACTATTTTAAGTTATATACAGACTGTGACAAGAATAAGATAACCGCTAAATGGCTGAATGCCAGAAATACCAATGACTTCACAACAGGCTATGATGAGCTTACTGGAACATTGATAAATATAGATAAGGTAATGGTTGGGGATCTGGAGCTTACATTATATAGTCCCAAGTTCCCTAATGTTGAAATGGCTATATTGTTCCCGCCTAGCTATATGTTCGTCAAGGATATATCTTTACAGAGCCAACGTAAAGAGGGTAATACATCTGGAGAGAAGAAAGATACCAAGTATGAGAATGTGGTGAATGAATCCTATATCAATGCCCTAGACGATATTACATTCAAGATAACATCCAAGAATAATAGTGAGTTATCATTCAGTAAGGCTATAGTAGGAACGGCCATACTAGATACCCTTACTAATACTTTTGATAATACGTCTAATAAGCCAGAAGAATATCTAATAAAAAGGATAATCAACCAATACAAGCAACCGAAGGTCAAACTTCTACAGGTGATTAAGCCAGAAGTACAACCTTATTCAATTATTACAGATAGCTATCTGTCTGGTAAGAGGTTTGTATTTGCTGGAGGAAGAATCAATTATGAAGATAATAGCATAGAATGTAACCTTATAGAACTTAATTAACTATGGATATAACAAGTAACAGAATAGCAGCCACGCCTAGAAGTAAATACCATAAATACGGATATGGAGGTAATAATATTTCTGTTAGTGGTGGTTCTAATGTAGACTTAAGCAATTATGTAAAGCTGACTGGAGAGGAAAGCCAGATAATAGAAGGGAATGTAGGAGCTACAGGGGATATAGTCGCATACAGTACCAATGAAATTAAAGAGAAATATCCTATAGCATCCCCAACGGCTTTAGGAACTATAAAAGTTGGTGAGAATCTGACTATAACAGATGATGGCACGTTAAATGCCGAGGCTGGTGGGGCTAGTAGCTGGAATGATATAAAGGATAAGCCTAGCACCTTCACCCCTTCCAAGCATACACATACCAAAGCTGAAATATCGGACTTCTCACATACACATACCAAATCACAGATCACGGACTTTAGCCATACCCACAAGATGCAGGACATATCAGATTTCAACGGTGTTACATTAGATACAGACCAGACTATAACAGGACAAAAGACCTTTAGTAAGACTATTCTAGGGCAGGCTGATATAATAGCCTATTCCACGGGCATAAGTAAGGAGCTGTTCCCTATAGCCAGTAAGACCGCTATTGGATGTGTAAAGATAGGAGATAATATTAATGTATCTGGGGATGGCACGATTAGCGTTAATATTGATGGTGGTGAGGCTGGTTCTGTGGATTGGGATAATATCAATAACAAACCTTCCTCATTCACACCTTCAACGCATACACACGATGATAGGTATTACACAGAGACAGAGATTAACACCAAGCTAAATTCCAAATCCAATACAGATCACACGCATAGTAATTACGCTTCCACCATTACAACCTCTGGGACAGGTAATGCAGTGACCTCTATAAGTCAAAGCGGCAATACAATCACTGTGACCAAGGGTGCTACATATAATAACTATACACATCCAACTAATCACCCTGCCAGTATAATCACGCAGGACGCTACACATAGATTCATTACTGATACGGAAAGAACTAACTGGAATGATGCCAATAGCAAGAAGCACTCACATAGTAATAAAGGCTACCTAGATATTATTAACCAGAACCTAGCCACTACCAATGAGGTTAATTTCAAATCGGTTAAGACTACAGGGGATATAATAGCCTATAGTACTGGTACTACGAGTGAGAAATATCCTATAGCCAGCAAGACAGCACTAGGATGTGTAAAGGTTGGTAGTGGTCTATCCGTATCCTCTGATGGTACTATAAGTGCCACAGGTACTACTGGTGGAGGAAAGTGGGGAGAGATCACGGGTACGCTAAGTAACCAGTCTGATCTACAGACAGCCTTAAATGGCAAGGCTAACAGTTCACATACACATAACTATGCTAGCACAGTTAAGGTTGGGTCAACATCATATAACATAAGTGGGAATACTATCAGTTTACCAGCATATCCTACAGTACCTTCTGCCTTAAAGAATCCTAATGCACTTACTATTAGCTTGAATGGTACTTCACAGGGAGCTTATGATGGATCAGCTGCTAAATCATTTAATATCACAGCCGCAAGTATTGGGGCTGCTGCAAGTTCTCATTCACATAGTTATATACCTTTGAGCGGTGGAACTATGACTGGTGGACAAATAGCTAGGGCAGGATCTTCACAAAGCTGGATGAATGGGCGCAAGGGCGCAATGATCGTACTTAATAGTGCTGGAGCAAGTCAATATATGCCTATATGGTCTTGCAAGTCACAGGCTGGTAGCTGGGATTGTGGTACATATACCGAGAACAGGTTACATTTCAGCTATATAACTGACACCAATTATAACGCTGGAACTAACACCCAAACTGCAAACATTTATTTCAATACCAATGGAACTATTACCGCTGGTTTAAATGGCAATGCCACTACCGCCACAACATTACAAACAATTAGAACTATCAACGGTACTAATTTTAATGGCTCTGCCAATATCACTACAGCCAATTGGGGAACAGCCAGAAATATAGGTATAGTATCGTCCGATGGTACTGGTGCGGGATCTGTGGTTAGTGTCAATGGTAGTGGTAATGTGAATTTGAAGTTACCAGCTACAATCAAGGCTTCAATAACAGGGAATGTAAGTGGTAACGCTGGGACAGCGACAAAGTTACAAACCGCTAGAACCATTTGGGGGCAATCATTTAATGGTAGTGCTAATATCAGTGGTAATATGACAGGGGTAGGTAGCATTACCGCCAGTGGATTGATAAAAACTACTAACAGCGTACAGGCAGATGGGGATGTCATAGCCTATAAGACTAGTACAGGTGGGGCTAGTCCCTTCAAGTACTGGCTACCATCCGTTGATACCAATGGTAATTTAAGCTGGTCTAACAGCACTTCCACTACAACACCAACAACAAGGAATATCAGAGGCCCACAAGGGCCTACAGGTCCCAAAGGAGCTACTGGTGCGACAGGTCCACAAGGGCCAAAAGGTGATAAAGGAGCTACTGGTGCTCAAGGGCCAGCGTGGAACGGTGGTACTATTACCCAATCAGCGATAGTGAAGGCTACGTGGGGCTTCTGGGGTATTGACGCTGGTTCTGGACTTAACTTCTACCTATCGCAACGGGGGGATAAGAATGTTTACTTCTGTTGGGGTGGAACCGATAAGAATAAGGCGAGCTTATCGCCTACTGGTAATATGTACGTAGCTGGTAATTATTCTAATGGTTCAGATATAAGGTTAAAGGAAAGAGGCATAAATGTCTCTAACGTATTGGATAAGATCAGCGACTTATCCGCCTTTTATCATAAGAGACTGGATATTGGAGACGATGTGACACGTATAGGGGTTAGCGCACAGGATGTACAGAAGGTCTTTCCAGAAGTTGTAGGAACAGCCAATATGCCCGAATATGGGGATATATTAACCGTGGATTATGCCACATTAGCCACTACCGTAGCCATTAATGGCTGTAAGGAGCTACATCAACTCATCAAAGAGCAACAAGCGAAGATAGAGGCTTTAGAGGCCAGATTAAGTGACTTAGAAACTAAAACGAATTAATTATGACACTTCCAAACACAAATATAAGCATAATGGATGTAAGGAACGCAATAGGATGCCCTTCTACGGATTTAGGTACTTTATGCGCAAAGGCATATGATGGAGGTAAAGATGGCTATGCTTTCAATATCGTAGAGAATGGTGGAGGAAAGTGGGATGGTAGCTTGATTACTGACAGTAAAGGTTTTCCTGCCGCCTATCCTTATTGGAATATATGGTCTTCTAAAAGTCCCGCATATTGGGCTTTACCAGATTCTATCAATAAACCTTGTTATTTGAGGCTCAAACACGACAGCAGTAATAACTATTATTACAGTCTAGGGGCATTTGCGGGACATAACACAGATGCTAGACCACCGATGCAAAGTGATATTGATGTCACCTTTAGGCAGAATCAAACGGTCTTAAATCAAAACATAAGGGTCAAGGTTGATATGGGTGATTATGATTGGACTGGTCTGGTTAGCGGAGTTAATGCTGTTAGAATCATTGTGTATGAGGACACAAATATGACTAAGATATTGGCTTCATCAAAAGCCGCCATAGACGGTTACGCCATTATTATACTTAACGGTATCAACACAAGTGGAGCGTATTCTCGTACATATCCAATGACTATGACTTTAGGTCACGCAACAGCCATAGGCACAGATCGAGAGGATTTTAATGATTTGTGTATCTTACCTGTTATTGGCAGTTTTACTATTAATGTAGTAGCTGCTACAACAATGGTTGTTAATGCTTCTATTACGGCAAGAAATGGAGTTGCTAATGTTAGAGGAACTGCTTCTACCACAGGATTTGGTAAAAATCTTATTTCCAATAAGGCTAAAAATACCACAGCTATAAGAAATCTATCTGGCTACTATTTAAAAGAAGTAAGAATAGTATGTGTAAATTCAAGTGGTACGGAGGTGTATAATAAGGTACGTTCTCCACATTATAGCGATTCCCCTGCTGATCCAACTGGATTTAAGGAAACAATAGGAGAAGTTACCCTTAGTGCCTATATACCTAGCGATGCTTGGAATACGATCACTAATGATGGTTGCAGATTAACGGCTACATTAATATATGATAAACTATAATGCCCTATGACTAAAACAAGAATTAAGGTAGAATTAGCAGCCGCAATAGTACTAGTATTAGTAGGATGCTTCTTGTTAATTGCTGGTATATTTATTCCACCTATAGGAACTATTCACCCTTCTGTATTGGTAGCATTTGGAGAGATAGCTGTATTTGCAGGTAGCCTATTTGGTATAGACTTACATTATAGACTGGAATTTCATAAGATAAAGGCAGAAGTAGGAGCAGATAAGATAGAAGATAAATAATTAGGAGCCTGTTTGCCTTTATTGGTGGACAGGCTTTTTAATTATCTTTACGGAATGAAATATATAGATTACTATTATAAGGAAATTCAGCTCTATGCCATTATAGATGGTGGTAGATACTATTCAGTGAATCCAGATAACTTTACTGCTGTTTGGTGGGCAGAGAAGTATGTGCCAAAAGTGGACTTTGATACATTTAATGAGCAGGTGGAATTTAATGGGGACAAGGAAGAACTGTATATGTTGTGCTGCTACATAATATATGTAATAGAACAGCATTACTTTGTAAAGCTAAGACCTACATTAGAAGAATTAAATGCAGATGGTTTGGAAGGTATCACTTTAAAGTATAAGAAGGGTTCAGACATTACTTTAAACAGCGGTAGCATTATTAAAGATGTTGCTAATGCTATTGGTGCTAGTAAGAATGGGGAATACAAGGTAGATAGTATATGTAAGTTAGATGAAGTGGCTAATAGCACCTACATACAAAGTATGTTTGCTGTAGAACTGGCTAACTTTCTACATTACTACTTCCCTGTAAAAAGAAAGAAGGATAGTCTGGTTAGTACATATGAACAAGATATGATTATAAAGATTCTGCACCTGTTTAAACTAACACCTTATTTAGTTGTACGAAGTAGATACAGGCAGTTATTAATGCTAGCTGATAGATTCAAGGAGAATCTTAGCTGGATAAACTTGCAAGATCGGTTATTACCTGTAACATTTATAAAGTGGAAGCAGTGGAACACTAACAACTGGCTAGAGGTTGAATATGATAAACTTAAAGAAGGAGAAACTGTTAGCTTTCCACCTTTAGGAAGTAACAATTAATTCTAGCGTTATGTAAATTAGTTCTGATACTTTTGCCGCCAGTTAAATAACTGGTGTGCTAGATACCTATATAAGTCCACAGGGCAGTGGCATCATTTTATGAGTAACATAGTTACTATTAAAGGTCAAGAAATAGACCTTACAGATCGCAAGGTTCAATGTGAAACCTTCGGTAAACAGTTTAAGGCAGATGCTACTGCCTATGAGTACATTAAGATGTGTGATGAACGTATCAAAAGCTACGAGGGTTACATTGCTAATCTAAAGGAGCTTAGGGAGGTAAAACAGCGTGAGAAGGCAGAGGAACACAAGGATGAATTAAGAGTCTTGTTAGCTTCTATGGATGACGAAGAGCGAACTAAATTTATTAACAGTTTAAACAGATGAGTATGGACACACAGACTAAAGAATTAGTCCAGCTTTGGAATTTACTGGATTTAGGTTTAGAATTGAATGGTAGATATGCTGATACAGGCATTATTAATGAAGGTGATGAAGGTGTAGTTATTGATGTTACTGCAATAGCTGAAACTGCTGAACAGTGGAATGAACCAATAGAACCAAGGCAGGCAGATTGGTTTGAAGCTGCTGGTATTGTAGGTGTAGCCAGTCTAGTGAATGCCTATATGGAAGATCCGACCAGTTATCAAAGGGGGGCTGTTAATTCATTAGTAAAGCTGATTGGAGATAAGCTATTACAGACTTTTGAAGGGAAACGTGTTAAAATAGAATTTTAAACTAATAGCCAGTTGCCAATAATGGTAGCTGGCTTTAAAACCAAATAAGAATGAGAGTGTTAGAAGGAAAAGAATTAGAAGATTATTTAAAGCAGATGCAAGAATGGGAAGCTAAGAAAGCTAAAGCTATTGAAGATGCTTTCCAAAGAGGGATAGCAACAGGTGAAGATATTACTAATTTATTATGGACTTATACAGATAGTAATCTCAGATGGGAACTATTTGCAGACCTTGCAGAGAAGGGCAAACTATCTGATGAAGCCTTTAATAAAGGACTGGCTATAGCTTGGACTGAGGGCAGAGGTACAGGGGATTTTAGGGCTATACAATACTTTATGAGGTGTAAGAAGGAATTAGTAATGAATGAAGAAGAACTAGCCTATTATAATAGATTGCCCGATAAGGTTACTTTGTATAGAGGTTGTAGTATGGATGAGTATGAAGATGAAGATGGAGATAGTTGTTTCGGTATTTCTTGGACTACCAGTAGAGAGATAGCAGAGTTCTTTGCATTTAGAAATGAGCAGGAAGATACTGCTGTATATTCTATAGAGGTTGATAAGGAAGATATTAAAGCTGTGTTCTTATCTAGGAATGAATTTGAAGCTATATGTTTTGGTGGTGATGAAGTTACTTTGGTTACAGATGAGCCTACAGAACTATATACTAATTATATGGAACGAAGGCAGCAGGAACTATATCAGCTAAAATGATAAATATTTCTATATCATTGCTTGTATAATGATATATTATTATATATCTTTGTAATGTCAAATAAAAGCAGTGTTCTATGAAACCATTAAAAGTTAATGAGGTCTTAGACCTCTTAAAAAAGGATGGTTGGTATAAGGTAGGGCAAGAAGGCAGCCACAGACAGTATAAGCATCCTACTAAAAAGGGCAGGGTTACTGTTAACGGTAAACTTAGTGATACTTTAGACCAGTTCAGACTGAACAGCATTTTTAAACAAGCAGGGTGGAAGTAATTCCATCCTGTTTTAAAAACATTATAAGTTATGGAGAAGATTATAGTACAAATTGGATGGTGCGATAATTATTGTGCCGCAAGTGATGAAATATTGGGATGTGTAGCTTGTTCTGATACCATAGAAGGCATTAAAAAGGAATATAGATCAGCGTTAGACTTTCATATAAAAGGAATGCTGGAAGATGGTGATGAATTGCCAGAGAAGTTAAAGAATGAATATGAATTAGTATTTGAACTAGATACTTCCGCAATGCTTCATAGTCTGGATGGAATAGTTACCAGAAAAGCTATTGCTAAAGTTACAGGTATCAATGAAGCACTACTAACACATTACGCTAACGGCTTTAGGAAGCCTAGACCAGTACAAAGACAGAGGATAATAGACGGCATTCATCAAATAGGTAGAGAATTGACGTTAATAGGATAGCTTTTATTTGATAAAAGGGAACTATGATCTTTAATGATGTAGTTCCCTTTTTTATACTTTAGCGGCTCTAATGCTAGAAAGGGATATGGGGTGATATTTTAAGGCGATGGCTCGTTAAACCCCACGCCTCCCTTCTTTACACGGCTGGAATATTTTAAAGTCCCAAATCCTTACGTCCAATTACCTATCTATGGTCACACTCTACTTTATTTTTGTTGGAATTAAAATGGAGTTTAGAATAAAAATTCTCTATCTTTGCGATGTTCTATTAGATCATTAAAGAACGAGATCAAGAACCAA